CTCTGGATCATGTCTGTCACCATGATTGTCACCACAGGCCACCCACTTGATGATCTTGCTCATAAGGTCTTAGATGAAAGCTCTGCCCTTGCTTGAAGTGTCCACTTCTCCAGGGCTTTGATTGCGGTTTCCGGCCTGTCCGGATTGCAGGACTCAGCACAGTCCAGGGGAAGCTTGTCCAATCTCTGCACCACTTTGGCTGTCCACCTGGTGATGATGTCTTGGGCTTCTGAAAGCTTGATGTAATCCCTGGCCTCAATTGCTCTGCGTTTTTCTTCCTCTTCCAGCTGCACCAGGGTCTTGAGGCTTTGATTGTAAGCTGTCTGCAATTTGCTCTGGGCTGGATCATTCCCCTCAATGGCAGCTGCATAGACTTCTCTGGCTCTGTCCACCAATCGTCTGTGCTGGGCAAGGGCATAGCTAAGTGTTCCGGCTGTCAGCCCTTCCACCCCGGATGTGGCCTGGACTTCCGGGGCTGGCTTCACAGGTGGAAGCTTCCGGTGTCTTCCGGCCTTCCTCTGATCCATCCAAGCCTTGGCCTCTGGCATGGTCTTGGGCAGACCTTCCTGGCAAAGCTTGGCCACATACCCTTTGCTCAGTCCAAGTGCCTTGGCCAGCTCAGCCTGGGTCATTGCTTAGCCCCCTGGATGCCTTCCAATCCATCACCCTTCAAAATCCGGTGTTTTTTGGCGGTGGTGGAGTGCCCACGCCCAAAAGGGGGGGTATCTAATAGATTTCCTACCACCCCCCTGTTCCTGGCAGATTTTTTTGAAATTTTATTTTTTCCCATGGGATTTTCAGAAATTTTTTCAGAATTTTCCGCAATCGGATCACCGGATTTCATCCTGGAGAGGATGCCAGGGCTTAGCAGTGCAGCCTTAGCTGCCATCTTCTGCACCCGGACACACACAGCTTGCTTGGTTAATCCCATCCTCTTGGCCAAGTCCACCTGGGTGGGTGCATCAGTGGTCTGCATGACAATCCGTATGATGTCATAGTGGTGTTGCACAGCTTTATCAGTGGATGATCCAAGCAATGTGAGCAAGTCACCCACAATCTCTTGCACCCTTTCCCTGGTCATCCATCCATCAAACTCAGACTGCTCAGTGGTCTTCCTTGGATCAGCTGATGCAAACTTGCTATCATTGGCATAAATAGGAAAACTGTATCTTGGCAGTGGCATTTCCCTGTAAGGGATGATGGGTGGGTCTAAAGCCCTTAGCTGTGCTTGCTCTTCCCTGGATAGGCTGTCCCACCACTTATCAAACTCAGCTTCTTCCTTCCGGCCATCCCTTAGGTGCTGAAGGTGTTGCATTGTCTTCCTCTTATTAGGGTCTGATGCCACTGTGAACATCTGTGCATAACTTCTTAACCAGGTCAATCAGCTATCTTCACCCATGCCTTCTGCTTTGGATCATAGGCCAGCAGTCCATAACGGACAGCATAGACCCTTAGCCTCTTGAGTCTGGCCGGGGTGGGTGTCAGTCCCTCTTGCTCCAGGGCATCTCTCATCAGCCCCTTGCTCTCTGTGGCCTTAAATGCCTTAGGAAGCCTTTGGATGATCTGGCTGACCCTTTTGACCTTCTTAGCCTTCAAAGCCTTCCTTGAGGCAATCAGTGCATCCAGATTGGCCTTCATCAGCTCCGGTCTGTCCTTCCACTGCTTCTTCCAATGCTGGAGCAATCTAAACTTTGCCTTAGCTCTCTTATCCATTGCCTTGCTTCCTCCAGGGGGAAAGGGGGTGGGCAAGTGGGGTTAATCCCTGCCCCCTTAACGCAGTGTTAAAAGGGGGTGGGGTAATACCCCACTTATTACCCTTTAGGGTAATAGGTCTGTGCCAGGTTAAAGGAAGGTCAGTCATAGGGGGGCTTAATGCGTCACCAATGGCGGTTTACAAATGGGTAGCTAAAAGGGGTATTTGTAAACTCAAGTCACACATCATCATCCTCAATGGGGGGCTGGTCATTGATCTCCCACTTGATTTGGCCTCTGACCTTGCTGTGCCGGATGCGTAAGGACTCAGTGAAATTCCCCCTCTCATCCCTCATCCCTGCCCTGTTGCCTCTCTTGCCCAGCTTGAGGATAAAGTGGGGGTGTTCCTGGTGCTCTCTGCGGATGATGGCTGTGCTTCTAAACCAATTAGCAAGCTCACTGCTTCCGGTGAAGTCATAGGTGCTCTGCACATTGTCTTCCTTCTTCTTGGGGGGCTTATTCTGGTGGTGGGCTGCAATGAGGCAGCACCCTGTCCGCATCAGCACAGGCTGAAGGATTTGTCTGAGGAAGTGGGAACAGAATTCCTGCTTGCTGATGTCCCCACCTGAAAATCCCAGCAGAGGATCGCACATCAGAAAATCCGCATTATGCCTGGTCACAAGCTCTTCAATGAGCTGGCCAAAGGCTTCCCCGGTCTTCACTGCTTCCCTGTAAATGGCCACATTCTCATCCAGGGTGGCAGTTTCAGCTTGGGTCAGCCACATGGCTGAAGACACATCATTCCATTGCTCTGCCAAATCCCCCAGATCATTTTCCGATTGCAGGATCACAATCCTCATTGGCCTCACAGGCTTCATGCCCCAAAGGTCTTTCCCCAATGCCCAGGAAATGCAGAGCTGGGTGAGTAGGCTGGACTTGCCAGCCCCAGCTTGGCCGGAGAAGAGCAGTGAACCACCCTTGCAGAGCCATCTGCGACCCACCAGGCAATTGGGGTCATTGTTCCGGTCAAAGGCTTGAAGGTCAGCCAATGCCATCCTTTGGGTGGTTTCTTCCTTCTTGGCTGACTCCAAGATGCCCTTGGCTTGGGCTTGGAAGGACTGTGCCAGCTCTGAGGGGGTGAAAGCACCGGACAGTGCTTTGGCACTCAAGTCCCTGGCAATGTAGATGAGCTGTCTTGCCTGGTGCTTCTCCAGGATGATCCTGGTGTGGTGGTTTAGGTTAGGGGATGGGGCAAATAGGGATGATGTCAGCTCATTGATGTAGGCCAAGCCACCAGCAGTCTCCAGGTGATTGGCTGACCTAAGGTGATTGGCCAAGGTGATTTCATCCGGCACTTGCCCTAATGTGACCAGATCGGCCAAGGCACTGAAGATGGTCTGGTGCTTTGGTTCAAAAAATGCTTTGGCTTCAAGCTTGGCCTCTGAACATGACTTGAAAGAAGGATTACCCAGCTGACCATCCACAAGGATGGAAGCCAAGACTGCCCTTTCAGCATCAAGGTCACAGGGGTGCTGTGCCTGGGGTGGGTTTGTCATTTTATGGTCTTGGATTTTCGGGTGGGCTTGGGGTGATGCCCAAGGTGTTTCATAATGGCCAGATAATAACGACACTGCCAGCACTTGCATCCATTGGTGACTTTCTTGGGATCAAAGTCTGCCTTGTTCATAATCGTTAATGCGTTCACCTATCAGCCGGATGACAGGCACTGCCATTGAATTACCGAGTGCCTTGTATTGCAGTGCGTCAGGGCACTTCTCTGCTGGCTTACCCTTCCAAGGGATTTGGGTGTGATGATCTGGGAAGCCCATCAGCCTGGAACATTCCAAAGGGGTCAGCCTTCTGACATAATCACCACGGACTAAGGGTGTATTGTTTCCACCTGTTCCATATTTGGCACAGATGGTGGGTGCAACAGTCTTGCACTCAGTGATCCTGCTGTCTTGGCCGTGGTTTTCATACAGCACAGCCTCATCATTCACCACTAATTCAGTAGTGCGGACATCACCCACATCAAACAGATTAAGGGTGTTGAAGATGTCTGACTGCACCCAGGTTTCAGAGTCTGTGCTGCTCTGTGCCCTGCTGGCCTTACGGAAGTGGGTCAGCCCTGTGCCTGTTTTTCCAATGCTATCTTCAGCAGTGGTGGCAGCTGCTTCCCCTTCCGGCTGGCTCTGGTCAGAATTCCCAGGGAAGCCTTGGGGCTTAAATAATACTTTTGCAGGTGCTTCCCATCCAAGAGAATGTGCGACAAGGTAGATGCGTTTCCTTCTCTGTGGGACAGGCCAAGGTGATCCTGTGCCTTGAGCATCAAGCACTCTCCAGGCGAACCAATACCCGCATTGTGCCAACGCATAGAGGAAGCACTTGAAGTCTCTTCCTCCATTTGAGCTAAGGACACCACCAACATTTTCCCATAAGACCCACTGGGGTCTAAGGTTTGCAATAAGGCTGACAAATGTAAGGGTGAGATTGCCCCTGGGGTCTGCAAGCCCTTCCCTGTATCCTCCAATGCTGAAGGCTTGGCAGGGGCTTCCTCCAATGAGAAGATCAATTGATCCTGGTTTGATGCCCCAGGTGGGGTGCTTGGTGATGTCTCCATAATTTTTAGTGTGTGGGTAATGATGAGCCAGCACTGCTGACGCAAAGGGGTCTATCTCAGAGAAGCCTTGTGCTTCCCATCCGGCCAGGTCTTTCCAGGCAACAGATGCAGCTTCAATGCCACTGAACACAGAAAGATAACGCATTTTTCAAAAAGGGTCAGAATGGTGGGCTGACAGTGCTGTGGGTGGATCACAGCAAGGTCAAGTGCCCTTTCGGTTATCAATCAGAAGGGTGGGGCTTCCTGCTGGATGCTGTGCTTGTGAAACTTGGTGACCTTGCTGATGGTCTTAAGCTCTCCGGAGCTAAAGGTGACATCCTCTCTGACCACAGTGACTTTGATGGTCTTGCCTTCAGCAAGGGCAAGGAAGCCACGCAGCTCAGCCTCAGACTTGCCAGGGAGCTTCAAGTCCTTGGCCTGAGTGGCAGTGGCCACAAAGGCATAAGCCCTTTTGATAGCACCATCAGTGCTTCCAAAAAAGGTGTCATTGATTTTCTGGCCGTCTTGGGTGGTCATCAGCACCTTAATCTTGGGTGCTCCGGCTTGGGTCTGTGTGCAGTCTTCATCCCTAATCTTGCAGATGCGGACTGTGTAATCACCAGGCTGGCTGATGGTCACCAGCTTGGGCTTGTTTGTGTAATCGGTCATGGGTTAGTTATTGGGAAAATCTGTGGCCTCTTGGATCATCAGGATGATGTCTTCAGGGGTGTCCTTCACCATCCGGAATTCTTCCGGGGCATCATCCACACAATGCAAATAGGTGTAAGGCTGATTAGGCTGCTTGGACATGGACACAATGTGATCCATGTTCACATACATTGTCCCACCCAGGTGGTGGGTGAGTGGGAGGAAGACAGGGCTGAACATATTAGGCAAAGCTGATGGGGTCAGAGCTGCCGGAGCTGGCAGACTTCCAGGGCTTGAGCTGCTGGATTTCCTTGGGGTAGCAGGGGAAGCTGTTGAATTCCATGGCAGCTGCATAGGCTTCAATGGCCTGTTGCATCAGCACACCACCTTCAGCCTGGAGATCAGCACTCAATTCAAAAATGGCTGTGGCATTGGGATGGGCTTTCTCCACACAAACCATCCGGAAGCCCTTAGGCCGGAAGCCAAACACTTGCTTGAACATCATGCAATACCATGCCCCCTGCAAGTGATACATCCTCTTGTAAGTAGTGCTCAGGACATTCCTTGGGCTGATGTATTCACCAAAGGTCTTTAGATCATAAATCCAGCCATCAGCTGTGACGAAATCCAGCTGTGCCTTGAGTTTCACTTTGCCATAATCACAGGTCAAGCACAGCTCAGTGGCCAGGGGGGTGATGCCCCAATGGGCAAGCTCAGCCTTGAGTGCCTGGCCAGCCAGGACTGCTTCATTGTATTCATCCAAGGCCACCACCATCTTGCCTTGGCTGGCTTGCTCAAAATTATCCCACCAGGCAATGGCTTCCAGAGTCTCAGCCTTGGGCTTCTTGGCTTCCCTCTGCTTCTGGGTGGGCTTCTTAGGGGCATCCTCAGGGGTGCAAATGACAGAGGATGTGAACA